ACTAACAACTGCGCCAATTTTCTTGCCTTCTCTATGTAATTTTCATGGTGCGGGCGGAATCTCTACTCACTAGAGGCGAAGTTGCGATTCGGAAATCGCGGCCATTTCTGGGTATAAATTTAGAGGCGATATATTCACGATTCGGTCACGGAGTAATCTCGCTCTAAAACGCTTGAACTGTTTTTGAGATTCGCTATTTAGTTATGAGGACAGCCTATCACATAAAGCCTGACGCTACTTTTAACGCGTTACCGAGAGAGTTACTACGTGCCAAATAAAGCGCAAAATATGGCATTAAGCATGTGCTGGCGTTGTGGCGGCGCGGCGGATTGAACAACTGCGTGTGTTTTTGTGTGCGCCTATTGGTGTAACAGTGCGTAACGCAATTACAATCTGTGGCATGGCTACCAAATCAAACTACACGCACATAGAAATACGTTGCGGTGGATTAGTTGTGCAATTTGGCACAGAAACCGAATATCCTGATTTAGTAGATGACTTAGCAAATCGCGCCTTAAATGTATTCAAGGAAACAATGGCACATGCCAAAGAAAACGGCATAGATGTTTCAGATATGCGGCTAATTACCTCCGATTATGGAGATGACGAAGAAGAAGAATAATGTGCTTACAATGTGGCAATTGCGCCACGGAACATGGCTATTCTTTAGATGAGGCGATTGACGCCGTAGATTCTAGTCCAGCCAAATCTTATATTCGGCGGTAACTCTGCCTTTAACTGGGTCAATAAAATGTAGGCGCTGGCTTGGTATGGCGCTCGCCGCCAACAAATCTCTTGCGTATCTATTATCTGATTCTGTGCTTCCAGTTTGATAAACCGAGCCTAAGCCGTTTGCCATGGGCCAGCAAGCGTGTGTGTGGTAATGCCCGATATAAACATCTCTAAATTCCCACGGATATGCGCCGCTTCGCCAACGATTAGCGTGTTGCACAATAGCGGTTGGCGAGGCAAAACCATTTCTTCCTACTTCATCGCCATGTATTAACAAGGCGCGATAGTTGCCAACTTCTACACGTTGAACATCATCAGGACAATCTTGCCAAGTTAATCGTTTTTCGCTAGATAATAACTGGCGCGCCAATTCGTAACACATGCGGTCAATGTTATCGCCACGCGGAACGTCTGCGCGCTTACTGCCAATTCTGCCGTGATTACCCCACTCTGCTACCACTATTACATTTTCATAGATAGTTAATGCTCGGCGCACAGTATCTACAATTAAACGACTTACATTTACATACTGTCCAAACAAACTGGAATCTATTTCGTGTAACTGTGCTGGATAGTTAAATAAGCCCTCTACCATATCCCCGCCAAACATAATTACAACATCTTTAACTGGGTGGTCGGCGCGCTGTATGTCTGTAATTCTGTGCGCTTTATCTATAAATGAATTAACGCGTTTGCGCATTACTTCGGTGTTATATGTGCTTGTTTTTTTACTGCCTTGCCAATCAGTTAAATGCCATAAAGCGCACTCTGTGTTTTTTTTACGTTTGTCGGCTACTGGCGCCGCTACATCTGTAACTGGACCCATAGCAAGTGTCGCGTCATAAGCCGCTTGCTTTGTGGCTTCTACTAATTCATCTGTGCGATTCTTGGAATCTTTTAATTGTTTTTGTGTGCGCACTAAGGCTTTACGTAATTCCACTACATCTTCGGAAGATATTTCGGCAGGAAGTTCCGATAAACGTTTGGCTAAAGTCATGTTTTTCTCTTTGCTACATCATAAAAGGCAGAACTTTGTGCGTGTTGTGTATATCCAAATTTATCTAACCAATTATCTTCATGTTCTGGATTATTAAATGCTCTTACTGTCTTAAAAGAATCCATCATTAATGCCACTTTGTATGGCTCAATAGATTCAATGCCTAATAATGCGCCCCATATCTTGCCGATTGCTACAAAATTAAAATAGAAATCGCCATGATACATTTCTCTTTCCTCAAGGATTTCTTTTATTTTTTTGTTGTGTTCAGACACCGACAAGTTCCTTTCCTGTGTCTAGCAATACTGTATTCGGCTACGCGCCAGCCTTCTTTACGTAAAGCAGAGGCAAGTGTTACGTCAGGCACTTTATTTTTAAGTGCTTGCAGTAATGTTTCTTTATCTTCCTTACTTAAACTATCCATTAACCGCACAAAAGCGCATACGTCATTGGCTTTGTATCTTACTTCTTCAATAGCCTTCTCTAAAGACATGCCAGAAGAATACCGCAAAGAGCGCCAAAAAGAGCGCGTGGCTTAGCCTTTACTTAAACAAGTTAAGCAAATTCTCCCGCGTTGATTAGGGGAGCGTTTGGTGTTTGCTGGCGTGTATTCATGCCCATTCTTACAATGTGTGCGAGCGCGCCGCCTTTTGGCATATAAAGAGCGTTCAATGTTTTTTGATTGCGGTATGGCTTGTAAATGATTTGGATTTACGCAACTTGTATTACGGCAGATGTGGTCTATAACTAAGCCAATCGGTATCTCGCCTTTGAAGTGGCGATAAGCCCATCTATGTGCTGTAACAGTTTTACGCCCATAGTCCGTAAAAACGCCGTAGCCGCTTTTTAACTTACTTGCCTGCCAAATCCAGCAACCATTCTCATCTAGTCTGTATTTGGCTGTAAATCGCTCTAATAGGGTCATTTGCGCCTCACCTGTGCCAGCAACAGGCTTCCCCTTCCTGTTGCTGGCTCAGCGTTATTTAGTTGTAACGGATATGCCGCTTAGAACGCGCCCTTGCCAAAAGCAGGGTCGTTTGGATTAACGGCACGAGCCGCTGGTCCAATTACGGCGATAAGTGCGCCAAGAAGAATCTTCTTAACGTCTGTTTCGCCTTGTGAAACAGCAAATGTAACTACCGCCGCAAATGTGCGTAGATAGGAAGCAAGTGCCGCTTTTAATTGGTCGTTCATGTTTCTCCTTATGGTCGGGCTACTGCCATAACAAGAGAGTAGGCGCGTTTCTTGCGAAAAACGCCATCTCCATTGCTCTGTGAGCCTTTTTTATCTGCGGCGGTATTGCCTTCTATACACCACAAATATTTGCCGTTATTTTTAACGACAATTCCCGTATGGTCGGGCTGTGCGTCATTATCAAATTGAAAGAAAACAATATCGCCAGCCTGTGCTTGTCCAACTGGTATTAGTTTATCGTGCTTAGCAAACCATTTTAAGCCAGCGTCGCAACTAGCAAAGCCTTTTCTAGTAGAAGCCGCAACGCTTTTACTTATTCCTGCCTGATTAAAACACCACGAAACAAACATGGCACACCATGGCTGATTATTCATGCCATACCAATCGCCATACATTGTGTCGTTATTTGTGCCTTCTTGATAGCCAATCTGTGATACGGCAATATCTGCCGCTAACTCTTTACTCATTTACGTGCCTTTCCTTTTAGAAGCAAACTATAAATTTCATCAATTCTTATTTCTAAATTATTAACTTTGGCGTCTATATCATTAACTTTATCCTTGATTGATGTGCCGCTATTTGGTTTCAATTCTGCCAAATAATATTTAACAAGATGGCGAACGCCAATAGAAAGTGCGCCAATTAGCGTAGTAACGCTTACGGCTAATCCAGCCCATTCGTTAGTGCTCATATCACGTCCAAGTAATAATGCGAACAGCGCCAGTGCTATCTACAATCTTTGCCTGATTGCTAGTTGTATTTAGCCATGCGTCGCCAATACGCGGGTTTGTAGGGTCAGATGTTACCGCAGGAAATGTAAATCGTGTAGCAGTTTCAAGCAAACGCAAGCGTTTTTCTAAATCGGAAAAAATAATGCGCAAATCCGCAGGTTGATTTATGTATGCCACGCGCGCCTCAATTCGTAGTTTGCGTTAATGTTAATGTTACACGTTCTGGCCCATCTTCACCAGGTTCCACATTTAACGCAACAATTCTATAAACTTCATCTAAAGTATCAGGAAAATTGCTGTCCGTAATACGAATACGCGCGTCATCGCCAATGCCGTAAGTTCCAAATATGGGCGTTTGATAGGCAGGAACC